GAGGGGAGACCCGCCCGCAGGAGATAATCTCTCCCCTTTGAAACGAATTGGTCCGCCAAATGCCAGATAACTCCGAAAGGCTTCCAACCATTGAGGAAAATTGCCGGATCTCTTTAGCTAACCTCGGGCAAACTTTCAAACCGGCCGACACAGGCGCGATCGCAGCTCTCTTGCGTGTAGCTCGTTTGTGCGACTCATTACTCGATGCCGGTGAGACTAAAGACTTGGCCCCATTGTTATCGCGACTCCACTCAATCATGGACTCTTTACACATGACTCCGAAATCCCGAGCCGATCAAACGGCCCCAGATCCGAAAGATGCCACCGATGTCAAAACCCTCTCCGAATCCTATCTACGGATCGTCCAAACCCCGGGTCGAGACGATGCCCCTAAGCGGGCCAAGCCTCGGACCCCTAGCAAGTCAGCTAATGGAGATGGCAAACGAGCCACTACTTGATTGGCAAAAGTACGTTTTGGATCAAGGTCTTATGGTCAATGACAAAGGCCAATTTCGTCGTAAGACTTGCAACCTAATAATCGCAAGACAAAACGGAAAAACATTTACGGTCCGAGCTCTATTGCTATCCTCGCTCTACGTTTTCAATACTAAGCGCATTGGCATCATGGCCCAAGATCGTAAACAAAGTCTCGAAACTATGGGCAACATGGTTGACGTCATTAACTCCCACTCTTGGCTCCGGGATCGACTCAAAAGGGAAAACCGATCGCATGGCGAGGAAAGGTTGGAGATTTGGTGTGAGCATCATCCCAACCCCTGCCCGCCCGGATGTAATACCGTCCGCCGGCTTGACATTATCTCGGCAACCCCAAGAGCCGCTAGAGGTAAGACTCTCGATTTGCTCTACATCGATGAGCTTCGAGAGATTAGCCCCTCGACTTGGGCAGCTGCCGAACCTACTCTAAGAGCTCGCAAAAACTCTCAACTATGGACGAGCTCTAATGCCGGAGACGATACCTCGGTAGTCCTAAACACTTTAAGAGATTCCGCGATGTCAGCTAACTCCGAGCGATTTGGCTATTGGGAATGGAGCGCGGCTCCGGATCTAAAGATTTCCGACCGTCGAGGATGGCGTCAAGCTAATCCATCACTCGGGCATCTAATTAACGAGCAGGATCTAGAGGATTCCTTTAACCGAAACTCGGCGGACGTATTTGAAACGGAGACTTTATGCCGTTGGCGCGCCGCGCTGGACAGTCCGTTTAATATCGAGGCGTTTGATCTTGGCTTAGATCTCAATCTTGTAATGGATCCGACCTTGCCGACTTGGATGGGCCTAGATTTAACATTTAACCGGACCGAGGCTTATCTTGTATCTGCCCAAGAGGCACCCGATGGATTACGCATCTTTTTACATCGTTGGATCAAAGATAACGCCATCGGCGAGCGCGAGTTAGCTTCGGAGATCGCAGTTTTGGCCAGACAGTACAAAGTCAAGCAAATCGCCTACGACCCAGCGACGGCGGGATTTGTTGCGCCTCACTTGCAACGTGCCGGAGTAAGGATGCAGGAAAACTCATGGGGGTCGGCGTATTTTGCCACACTATGCGACGTCACCGCATCGGCCATGAACTCCGAACGCTTAGTCCATGCCGGCCAATCAGAGCTCCGGGACCATCTTGTAGCTTGCGCGAGGCGTCCAGCTTCGGATGGTGGTTGGCGCATCGCTCGCCGAGCTAGTCAAAGTCCGATCTCGGCTGCCGTAGCTCTAGTCCTAGCAGTTGGACACGCCGAAGTCCCCCGGACCCAAATCGTCACACACGTCGGCTAATATAAAATCGATACCGGTGGGATCTTGGCCCTACCGGTATTTTGTTGTAACGACTCGCAACACATCGTCTCATTATTTGCAATCTAGAGATTTACTTGTTGCAATATCCTTGTGGGATTATTTAACGCTCTACGTTTGACCAATCCGGAACCAACCGCGCGCGAGATGTCTGTAACATCATCGTCGGGATTTACTCGCGAGCTTGAAAACTTATTCAGCTTCCCGGGTCAGCTGCCGAACCTGCGTTATGTAACCCGGGAACAAGCCATGACCGTCCCGGCTATCGCTCGATCCCGCAACATCTTAGCCGGCTCAATCGGTACGATCCCGATGGAGTCTTACAACAAGTTCACCGGCGCACACATTAACAACCGGACCCTAATCGTCCAGCCTGATCCAGCCTTACCGCGTGTTAATACGATCACTTGGCTAGTCGATGATTTGATTTTTTACGGTCGCGGATACCTGCAAGTCTTAGACGTTTCGCCCGAGGATGGTCGTCCGTTTAGAGCTCGCCGAATTGATCCCCGCCGCGTACAAGCTACTATTGACTCGTCCGGTACTTTGATCACCGGATACCAAGTTGATTCCAAAAACGTCCCGTCGTCGGGCTTAAGCTCCTTAATAGTCTTTAATGCGATCGATGAGGGCGTGTTAGCTCGCGGCGGGATGACTATTTCCAGCGCAATCGCTCTTGAACAGGCCGCCTATAACATGGCATCCGAACCGGTTCCCCAGATGGTCCTACTTAATGAGGGTATGAACTTGCCATCCGATCAGGTTTCGGCAGTAATGGACACATTCCGCCGAGCTCGTCGCGAACGCTCAACGGCATACATCGAGGGACCAATCAAGCTCGAAGTCGTTGGCATGGACTCGGCTCAAATGCAGCTCGTCGAAGCTCGTCAGCATCTATCTAGCGAAATCGCTCGTCTTATGGGTATTCCGGCTTGGTATCTAAACGCCGAAAACGCCAGCGCAACTTATTCCAACGTAAACTCCGAACGTCGAGCCTTAGTTGATTTCGGACTTCGTAATTATTTAACAATCATTGAGGATCGTCTTTCGATGGACGATGTAACGCCTCGAAATCAGATCGTCCGCTTTGATCTTGACGATTTCCTTAGAGGTAACGCCGCCGAACGTGTTGAGATGTCGATCAAGCTTTACGACTCCGGCATCATTACACGCGATGAGGCTCGCGAGTTCATTGACATTTCCCCAGCTGGATCCGAGGAAGCAAACGACAACGGCGTAACGCCACCATCACAAACGGAAGTGACCCCAATAGCATGAGACTAGATTTCAGTACATCAATCACCGCCGCCGACGCTAAGACTCGGACCATTTTCGGCCAGATCGTCCCGTTTGGGGCAGTTGGCTCGACTAGCTTGGGTCCGGTTATCTTTGAAGCGGGATCGCTGCACATTGGCGAAAACGTCAAAGTCCTTTTAGAGCATGACGGCCGCCGTCCCGTCGGAAAATTAGTTAGCCACACCGCTAATCCATCCGGCATCATGGGCGAAATGAAAATAAGCCAAACTACCGCTGGATCCGATGTATTAGTTGAGGCCGCCGACGGCCTACGAGACGGCATTAGTGTCGGAGCCAACATAATCGAGCACACAGTTAAAGACGGAAACATTATCGTCACAGCTGCCGAGCTCGTCGAAGTCTCTCTTGTAACAAGTCCAGCGTTTGCGGACGCAAGAGTAACACAAGTCGCGGCATCCGCCGACGATGAAACCCAAACAGTCGAGGAGACTGAAATGACTGAACAACCAATCGAGGTTATCGAGGAAGTTGCCGAAGTTGAGGCGTCAAAGATCGAAGCCTCGACCTATGGTTCACCAATCTTTACCCAACCCCGCGAACTTCCAGCTTTAACAGCCGGCCAGTACGCTACAAAAATGCTTCAGGCGCAACGCGGAAACCGCGAAGCGATTGATTTCGTAACCGCAGCCGGCGAAGCAACAACAAGCGACAACTCGGGCCTAATTCCGGTTCCGTTTATGCGTGAGATCATCGGCGTAGTCGATTCATCCCGCCCATTCGTTGACAGCATCGAACGCCGCGCACTTCCAGCCGCCGGTATGTCATTCCGGATCCCACGTTGGCAGACACTTCCAACCGTTGCGGAAACAGCCGAATTAGGCACTCCATCCGACACAGCTACCGAAATCGACGACCTAGTTGTTGACGTGGTTAAGTTTGCCGGCCAACAGCGAGTATCGATCGAGCTTTTGGAACGTTCCGACCCGTCTTACCTAGATGAACTATTGCGCGGACTTGCAGCATCATACGCACAGCAGACCGACCTATACGCTTTTACTGAAGGCATCGTAGGTTGCGGCGCATCAGGTGGAACCGGTTACGTTGCAGCTATCGCCGACGCGATCGCAGACTCCGCATCCGTTATGCGTTTCAATCCAAACCGTCTATTAGTTGGCGCATCACGTTACGCAGCTCTACTTGCAGACGTAGACGATGCAGGTCGTCCGCTATTCAACGCAACAGGCCCAACAACAAACGCAGCCGGAACTAATGTATTTAGTCGCGGCAACGTCATGGGCTTGGATCTAGTAACCGATTACAACATCGGCTCTACAAATATCCTTGCTTACCCAAGTGCTTACGCAACATTTTACGAAAGCGGAACCGCGCAGGTTCGCGTTAACGTAATCGATACCATGACCGTCGAAATCGCCGTTTATGGATTCGTTGCACTTGCTAACAAGTACCCAACAGCTATCCGGGCTATCACCGTTAGCTAGTTGACCCCTGTGATGGGGGCCGTTTGGTCCTGATCGGCCCCCATCACTCCCCTACTCGAAAGGAATAAAATGTCACTCATTGATCTAGAGGATTTCAAAGCAGTCCTCGGCGTGGGCGACATTTACCCGGACGCAACCCTTGAGGGCGTCATGGAGTCCGCCGAGCTAGTCTTAAAGTCTTTCCTTAATTTCCATAACGCCTCAATCGTTGGCGTAGAGATCCGCAGCAATCTAGCCCGTTTTTGGACGCGTACAGCTCACGAATACAGCGTCGGGCAACAAGTCACCATCGATCGAGTCGGCGCGCCGTTTGACGGAACCCATACGATCACAAGAGTTTTCACAAATCAATTCCAAGCGACGATCACCCATGCCGACGTAACTTACAGAGTCAACAAGCCGGACGGCAACTGCATCCTTGAGGGCCAAGAGACTTATTACGATAATATTCCTCAAATCCGCGAGGCAGCTCTTATGATAAGCGTCGACCTATGGAACGCTCGCCAGAGCGCACAGGGCATCGCACAAGACGCAACATTCGCGCCGGGTACTCCTTACCGGATGGGCCGTAGCCTCGTCACGCGCGTCTCTGGCCTTATTTCAGGCTATCGGGACCCTAGTAGCATGGTCGGCTAATGGGAGACATCACAGACGCCCGGACCGCAATCAAAACGGCACTAGAGGCAACCGGATACATTGTTTACGCTTACCCAGCCGAAAACATGACGACCCCTTGCATCGTGCTTGTACCGGGATCGCCATACATCGAAATCAAATCGATCGGCAGCTCGCCACGTTTAGGCGGAAACTT